AGTTTTTTTGCCTTTGAACGGAAAAACAAGCATTCGCCAGCCTGTTGGGTCTGGCATTCGTTCAATTACAGTTTTATCTAAAAGAGTTGGGTCAAGAAACCGTTGCTCGCTTGTGACGTAGGCTCCTTCGGTTGTGGGCTTGATAGTCAAGATTATACTTCCTTATAGTATTGTCTAATAGTGTCCTCAACCAAGTATAAACATTCAAGCTGCCCTTGCAAAGATTTATAATGTTCCATATCTTTTAGCACACCGTCCATCATCACCTCACGAATCATTTCTCTCCGCTCAGCAATAACTCTTTTTAACTTTGAGCCAAGATCAATGTCATCCACTACACTTTCTCATGAAAGTTAAAGCCACGGGTTGCAGCACCTGCACCACGGGCCTTTATCACCTTAATCTTGCCGCCCATTGTGCGGCGAACCAACTCTGGGGTGGTAGGTATTGACTTAATGGTCTTTTGGGGCGAATCAACTTTTTGAATCTTGCTTAAATCTTTCATTTTTTGCTCCTAAATGATTTTTTAACCTTTGTCTTTTTAACTACATCTTTCTTTGCAGGCTCTGGCTCTGGCTCTGGCTGTACGGTTTCCTGTACAGCTTCTTCGACAACCACCTCTGGTTCTGGCTCTGGCTCTGGCTCTGGCTCTAAAACTTCTAGCGGCTCTGGGGCTTCAGTGCCATTGATGCGAGCCATCTTAGTCGCAATCCTGTGATCGCTAACTCTCTGCTTCTCGGCATCGTCAGCTTGTTTCTTGGTAGCCAAAGCCTCTTCAACTTCACGTTCTAATTTTTTCTGTGTTTTCAGAGCTTCAATTCGATCCCTGACATAACTGGTTGAGCTTCTAATCGCCATTATTGGCCTCTCTTATTTTGCATATCTATGAGTTTTAAATCTGCCTGCTGTTCTAGCCTGCGTATCGCAACGCCTAACTTGTCATCGGCAACCGCTTTTTGAACACCAATACGTTCTTTGGCAATTTCAGTTTCAAGCAACTTCTCTTCAGCGCGTTGCTGCTGCTTGGCCTCAAACTGCTGACCGTCCATGTCAATCTCTTTGTCCTTTAGCGCCAGCTCTTGCTCACGAATTGCAACTAATGGGTCAGCTTCGTTATTTTGACCAATTGACTGCAATAATTCTTGCGTAAGCTGAGCGAGGATTGGCGAAGAATATTGCTCAATACCCATCTGAACCTGTGAGTTCATCTGCTGAAGTTGCTCAGGAGGAACCTGTCCAGACTGTTGCGCTTGCTGAACTTCCTGCATCTGTTGTTGCAACTCAGGCGGTAACTGCTCTTGAGCCATCTGCGCCGCCATGAACTGCAAGTGCTGCATCATGTGAGCAATGATCATGCCTTGAAGCTGTGGGTTTTGCGTAACCACCGTGGTCAGGAACAAAGACTTGTGAGCGTCGATGTGCGCTTGATGATTTTGACCCTCAAAAGCTTGTGCTGGCTGACCCATCAACAACCCGCTGTTTTCTAACCCTGCATCAATCGGCATAGGTGGCTGAGGTTGTTGGGGCGGCATTAGCAAGCTATCAACGTCATCGACGCCTAGAGCTGCATACATTCGTCTATAGGCTTCATAAATGCCCTGCGGCCCGTGTATCTCAGGGTTAGATTGAACCATCTGCATCAGCTCTTGGGCCATCGTAATACGCTGGCTTTGGCTGAATATGTTTGGATCGGAAACTGGGATAACATCAACCCTGCCGTCAAAATCAGTACCCATGACTTCTTGAGGGCCATTTTTTGACTGGTATGGATAGCTTGGCGGTAGGTACTCGGAAAAGACTTTAGCGAGTAACTGAAACTCAATTCTTTGGCTGTAGTGCAGGCGCTTGTGAATAGCAGACATAACCTTAGTGCCGCGCTCCAATAGAGCCACTGTAGTACCTACAGGCATCGCTTGGTTTACATCACCCACATTCGTATCAGCGATAGACGCAAACCGCTTACCTGAGTCTACAAGCAGCCCTAGTAGCTGCATGAGCACATTAGAAGGTTCTTTGATCGGCAGCGGAATTAAGTTCTCGCGCAAGCTTGCGCCTGTGGTATCTATGTCGCGGAACTCGCCCGGTTGTAATGGGCTGTCCTCGTCTCGAATACGCATACCGCGAGCTTTAAAGCCTGCTGGCAGATTAGCCAGT